GGTAAAGTTGCTTAAAATCTTAAGCCATCAGTCATTCTGATGATATTAATCATTGGTCTGTCGATCCCACAAGTGAGATCTATTATAAGTGAGTACAAATTAGATGTGTATCCATTGGAGAGGTCGTCTCATCATTAAATCTATACCGAGTACTTAAGGTACTGGATTTTAATTCTCTGATTCGAGCTAGTCTTAATAGAATTCACAAAGCTAAAATCTTTGTGTTGCGTCTTATATAAGTGGCCATCAGGCGCTTCTTATATTAAGAGACTTTAATAAGGTGAGCCAACACTCATCGAAATCATCTATTACATAGAAAGAAATGATGGAGACCGTTTTGTCGATCTCACGTGTTGTCACTAAAGTAAGTTAATTAAATAACAAGGCAGAATACACTAACCTTGTCTTTAACAAACACTGCCTAACGGCAAACGAATAGAGGTAAAACCATTATCCGTTGTAGATGAATTATTGAACATCGAAATGTACAATATATTATTTTAGGGGGCAACTGGTCTGGGAGCTACCGGGGGATGTGTAGTTAATTTTATTATAATGGTGAAGATTAATTTTATATTAATTTAAAACCTTTTAATTATTTCCTATACGTCACGACGTAGATCCATATTCCAATTAACCCCAAAGGTAATTAGAAATTTCCTCCTTATCTAAGGTGGCTGCGGCTCATCTGTGTTATAACAGATGAAAACCGAAGTAATAAATTATCTCAGTCCTTGAATCATAGACACAAGGATCAACTGTTTAATGAACTATTGATATTTAAATGAAAAACCCAAGAATATTTAATTCTAAAAGTTTAAGATTTTCCATCTCAAAGTCAAAATTCAGTGTGAATAATTTATTTGCCAATGTGTTGGTAAAACAACACGGTTCAATCGTACGTCATATAATAAGAATGATTTACGCATTGAAGGGAAAACTAACACCGAACTGGACTCGACTATGTTATTTCTTTATAGCCAAGTGTATTGAAGTAAAAAAGGGGCACGGTACTGGAGGACTTATAAAGTTCCTCAAGACCAGTGCAACTTTATTGCAACAAGTACCAGCTGGATATAAAGTTCCAGATGTCACCCTTCTCGGTTTCCGATTAGGGAGAACTCATTCTGGTTTACCTAAATGGATTCCATCTTATCAAAGAAAATTGATAAGCTCTAGAGATCCAGTCACTATTAAAAGGTGGTTAACTTTATGTAATTTATATAGAGTTATTCCTTTAGAGGGACGAATTAAATTATCGTCCATCATTAAACCTTCTTCCAGTGTAAGCTCGTCTTATGAATTGAGACGTTATTTAAAGCCTTTTTCATCATTTTTTGATATTAAAAGGTTACTATTATCTTCTTTTGATAATCCTAATTTTCCGAGTCAGATATTAACATCTGCACCTCAGTCAATGGGAAAAACCATGAATGATTTTAGTACTAATATAGGTTCTGCTTACAGATCATTAAGGTTGTTGAGAACAAATAAGTTCCAACCCTTATTATCTGCCATTTTTACTGTGCTGCATGAGTTAAATTCTCATCCAGTTTTAGAATTAATGCGAAGAGCAAATCAATATTTGAATTTAAATAAGTTTGATTCAAGTTCTTATAAACCCTCTCCTTCTAAAGGATTAGGTGCTTTAAGATTTAAAGAAGAAGCTGCAGGTAAAGTCAGAGTGTTTGCTATGGTAGATCCATGGACACAATGGGCCCTGAAACCTTTACACAAGGCTCTATTTAAGATTTTACGGCAAGTACCAATGGATGGTACTTTTGACCAGTTAAAACCTTTATCTAGAATACCTTGGGGAAAGGTGCCCTTGTATTCATTTGATCTTTCAGCCGCCACCGACCGTTTACCGATTTGGATTCAGAGTGATATCCTATCGCAGGTTTTTGGTGAAAAATTTGCTCAAGCTTGGTCTACTTTATTAGTAGGCCGTTCTTACTCGCTTCCTCCATTAGATCCTAAACGAGGATTGAACTTTAAAGGAACTTATCCTAATAAAGTTACATACTCGGTTGGGCAACCAATGGGGGCGTTAAGTTCATGGGCAATGCTGGCCATAACACATCACTTTATAGTCCAAGCTAGTGCTTGGAAAGCGGGTGTCCTTAAAACAGGTTTAGTCTTCAAAGAGTATGCTCTTTTAGGAGATGACATCTTAATTTGGAATAAACCCGTAGCTATACAGTACCAGAAGTACATGTCACAATTAGGTGTAGAGATTGGTTTAAGTAAATCTATCTTATCCCCATCAGGGAAAGGCTTAGAATTTGCAAAGAGAACTATCCTTGGAGGAACAGATGTTTCTCCTATTCCATTTAAGGAAGTCTCAGCTGCCCATCGAAATTTCGCAAATATGCGATCTTTTATGGACAAATACAATCTTTCGCTTAACAATGTGATACGACTTCTTGGTTATGGTTACAAGGTAGACAGTACCAAAAATACAAAGCTTGTTAGAGCTTTGAATATTGGTTTATCAATACCTCGTACCCATACTGAACTCGTTTCTTTATTTATGAAACACTCTCCACACTCATTTCCTACTACTATTCCTATTACATCCAAAGCTGAAGGAGCTAATCTACTCTATCAGTTTATTTGGGCCAGTCAATATGATCGGCAGTCTGTAATAGCTTTAGTAACTTTTCTTTTAGCTGAAAGTCGACTCCTTGATATCGAGTTGATCAAAGCTATTAAAAAGTTAGAAAAGTATTATGAAATTACCGAACGGGTGATTCCCGTTCCGTTTTCGACAGTGCTAAAGGAAGGACGTTGGACGGGACTATCTCCTAAATGGGGATATGTCAACGTTCCATTTATCCTGCAGATGCCAGATGTCGATCCTCATTTGGATCGATTAGTATCTGCTAGAGTTTCACGTAAAGATTGGTCTTCACTGGAACCTTCATTATTTCAATGGAGTGTTACAGCTTCGAAGGCCTCTGAAGCTTATAATGGTCTTAAATCATTGAGATATGATTTACACCAACATCTTCAGGAGGCTGCTCAACGTGGTATTGCTACTTTAGTTTATACTAAATTAGGTTCAATACCTCCGTTTTATGCGAGACCAGATCTCCCATACATGCCAATGCTGTTTAGTACTGGAACTTTTGGAGTTGGTAATGAGCTCTCCGCTTTAAACGCAGAGTTTTTAGCGTCATTCCTTCTTCTTTTGTTCAAGGCTCACGATGAATTAGATTCATTCCAGGTTGATAAACTTATCAACCCGGAACCCTCACAGGGTCAAACTGATCCGACTTTCTTAGAATTAGAAAGAACGATAAAGAGTTGGAACCGATGGAGTCGTGTTATATCATCACTTGATGCTATGACTAACCCTAAAAAGGTTAAGAAATAAAATAGTAATTATACTAAATCATTAATTTATGTTAAAGATAATATCTCAAGCATTTAGATTAATACTGTCGATATCAACTTGGTATTCTCCACTCGCTCTTAGAAGAAATTTAAGAGTTGTGAAGCATGCACGAAACGCAGGGATTCTTCATATTACTAGAGGAATCACCTTCTTTTCGAGAATGTATGTTATAGGATTGATAAAGGGGACTTTAGTCTCCTGGGCCTTATTAGGAACTTTCACAACTGTGATTGGTTCTCTAGTATGGGCTTGTCATTCCTTTATTATACCATTGATAGATCCTAACCTGGTATCAACTATACCGTTTTCTGTATACGATGTTTTCCAAGGTTTAGCTTATGTAATGTCATTAAGTTGTGGTTGGTTACTTTTAGTAACCCTTAACCATTTCTCTGATGTAGTGAGTATGTTCTCTGAACATTCCGGAAATGCAGGAGGAATCCTGCTTACCGCACTAGCCTACATTCATGTAGTCTGTGTCAATACGGGATATGAATTTATCCTGACATTATTTACTAACCCTAGGGAATTATTTTCCACAGTTGCGGTTTTAGAACTTGTTACCACATATCAAACTATCTGTGAATTTTCACAGAGTTTGTTAAACTTAAGTGTTTCTTATTTATGGTCTCCATTAGGGGACATAATAAGATGTGGTTTTGAGGCTTTCGGTTTAGGGTTTGGAAGAACAATTTCCTTTTTCGGAAATTGTATCGTAACAGGATGGGGATATAGTATTGATCTTATAGCGAGTTTAATTACTCCACAAGGTCATACTTTTCTTCAACCTGTCTTCGATTCCTTATCCCGAAAGATTGCTACAGGTATCGCAGTTACAATATTATTATGGATCTTAAGAATTTTCTTAGGATTTCCTTTCTAACAGAAGGATTTTACCATTAATATTGATGTAGGATTCATGTATGTCCAGTCTCAGTTTAGTTATCCTCAAATAAAAGACATCTTTACGCGAGTAAAGTTGATCAATTATAAGTATAGATTAATCACGTCTGAGTGAGACTAATATAGCAATAGCAATTAATTGCTG